CATCCAAGGGGGGTAGGTTTTTTGAGAGGGCTAAAACACCCCCGACCCTTCCTGGTTCTATTTACCCCGAAAACGCCTCAATAAGCCACTATCAGCTCGAAAAGGACTCAGAGTGACTACATCGGCTCAAACAGGCTCAGAAAGGCTCACAACGGCTGAGGAAGGGGTAACAGAACCGCGTAAGGGCTCCCAAACCCCTAGAATCCGCTCCAAGCCTAGTGATTTACCTACTAGGGGCGATGAGATGATTCAGTTCTGCAAAGATATTGGGTATCCGTTGCTTCCTTGGCAGGAGCTACTAGCTCGCGACTGCCTTCGTTACAAGCCAGACGGCAGATACTTACATCCGCTAATTGGGATCATGCTTCCACGCCAGCAGGGTAAATCGACCTTCATGGCGCTTCGTATCCTGTTTGGCATCTATGTCCTAGGCGAGAAGATGCACTTAGCTACGGCTCACAAGCTAACCACCTCTAGCGAAATCTTCTACAAGGTAAGCCAGATGATTGATAACTCTGAGCTATTGAAAGAAAACTTTAGCAAGAAGTACGAATCTAAAGGATCGCAGGAGATTCGATTTAAGAATGGAGCTCGCTACCTCATCAGAGCTGGTAATAGTGCCGCTCGAGGTATTGCGGCTCCCGATGTAATCCATATTGACGAGTTACGAGAGTTCGACACCGAAGATGTCTGGTCATCCATGCGCTTTACTCAAATGAGTAATCCCAATCCTCAGAGTTATGTCTATTCCAACGCAGGTCATGCTAACTCGGTTCTATTGCTTAAGTTTAGGGAGCGGGGATTAGCTGCAGCCGAAGGAGCAGATGATTCTATTGGCTGGTTCGAGTGGAGCGCCGTTCCTGGTGCTGAGATAACCGATAAGGAAGCCTGGTATCAGAGCAACCCCAGTTTAGGCTGGACAGTCCACGAAGATAACATTAAAGATTCCCTATCAGATCGCGAGGACATATTTAGGACGGAAGTTCTCTGCCAATTTGTATCCATGATTAATCCAGTTATCTCTGAGGCAGAATGGAAGAAATGCAAGGCTGAGATTCCAGCTCTGGATGTCGAAAAGGATACCTGGATGGCTATTGACCTTTCACCCGATCGTAAGCATGGCTCGCTAGTCGCTGGTCAGAGAATCGATGGCGATAAGTTTATGGTTACCTTGCTTCACACCTGGTTCAACCCAATTAACCTAGACGATAAAGAAATGGCTAACGACATTGCGTTCTGGGTGCGAAAGTTTCCAGTCAATCAGGTTGCCTATTCCAAGAGCACCGCTGGAGCAGTAGCGGCAAGGCTTCAGCCCGCAGGAATTCCAATGTACGAGATAGCTATGCAAGAATATCAGCAGTCATGCGATGAGTTCGTTTCAGCCGTTACATCAATGCGCCTTCAGCACTCGGATCAAGAAGAATTAACTAAGCAAGTCCTCAGCGCCGTAAAACTTACTCGAGGAGATGGCGGTTGGGTCATGGGGCGTAAAGCATCTGGAATAGTTTGCGGTGCAGTAGCTTCAGCAATGGTCACACATTTTGCGACACGCGCTGAATCAGAAGTAGACATCCAGATAGGATAGGGTCTATTTATCGGACAGTTCGTGTATAATATGTCCAATGGGAATTAGGGATATCTTTACGCAAGCCAAACCAGTTGAAACAATCGTGGATGCGGCTTCTACACCAGCGCCTTTTAACAACACCGCTTCATTTAACCCTTTCGTATTTACCCAATCAGTCGCTTCACGCCAGCAAGCGATGGCAGTTCCAACAATCGCTAGAGCTCGCAACATAATTTGTAGCACATTAGCAGGATTACCTTTAGAGCAATACTCAAAGGTTAATGGATCGCATTTACCGACACCTGGCGTAATCAATCAGCCAGATCCACGCGTTCCTGGTTCAGCGACCTATGCATGGCTAGCCGAAGATTTACTATTTCATGGCGTTGGCTACGGTCAGGTTATGGAGCAGTACGGCGAAACAGGTCGTGTACGCGCATGGACTCGAGTAGCGCCAGATCGTGTAACTCCTAAACTTAATGCCAACCAAACAGAGATAGTCGGCTATCAGGTAGATGGTTCAGTAGTTCCAAACCAAGGCGTAGGTTCTCTAGTCGTATTTTACGGACTAGATGAAGGAATCCTAAACCGCGCAGGTCGCACAATCAGAGCAGCTCACGCTTTAGAGCAAGCCGCTGAAACTTTTGCTAAAGAACCAGTACCGCTACAGGTTCTTAAGTCAAACGGAGTCAATCTTCCAGCAGAGCGAATCTCAAAGATTCTTGAATCATGGCGTAACGCTCGATTAACTAAATCAACCGCTTTCCTTAATGCAGATGTCGAATTGCAAGCGTTGGGCATCGATCCAGCAAAACTCCAGCTCAATGAAGCTCGTCAATATGTAGCTTTGGAATTGGCTCGCGCTTGCAACTTACCTGCATATTTCGTCAGCGCTGAAACAACCAGCATGACTTATAGCAACTCAGTATCAGAGCGCCGTTCACTTATTGATTTCTCAATGAAGCCAATCCTTACGGCTATTGAACAACGCTTATCTATGCCAGATTTTATCTCATCTACAACTAGCACAATTCGCTTTAGCCTCGATGAGTTCCTTCGCTCAGATGCGCTTCAACGCGCTCAAGTTTACGAGATTCTTAATCGTATTGGCGCAATGAGTGTTGAGCAGATTCAAGAAGAAGAAGATTTAATCGATAACAAGGAGAATAGCTAATGAAGATAACAATGCCAGTAGCGATCACCGCTGCAGATGCAGAATCACGCATTATCGCGGGTCGCATCGTATCCTGGAACGCTGAAGGCAACACCTCAGCCGGTCGCACAATGTTTGAGAAGGATTCAATCAAAATGGCTAAGAACACGAAGCTAGTCCTTCAACACGACACAACTCGTCCGCTCGGAAAGCTCGTCAGCTTTGAACAGGATGAAATGGGCATTACGGCTGAATTTAAGATCGCTAAGACAACCGCTGGAAACGATGCACTTGAGGAAGCTGCTACAGGGCTTCGTTCAGATTTTAGCGTTGGCGTAGATGTCGAAGAATGGGATAACAAAGATGGCGTAATGGCTATCAGCATGAGCAACCTCATCGAGGTCAGCTTGGTCACAGACGGCGCTATACCTGGCGCTGAGGTCGCAAAAGTAGCGGCAGAAGATACAGAGATTTCTGAGCCATCTCAGGAAGAAACACCATCAACCACAGAAGGAGAACAAGTGTCTAACACCGTTCCAGAAGTCGCTCCTGCCGCTGAAACGGTAGAAGCCGCAAAGGTTGAAGTTAAGGCTGCAACTGCACCTTACATTTCAACAACAGTTCGTAACCCTATCGTTGATAAGGCTTCTTATCTCGAGCACTCAGTACGCGCTAAGTTGGGTTCAGAAGAATCTCGCCTGTATGTTGCAGCAGCAGCAGACACAACAGATAACGCTGGTCTAGTTCCAACACGCCAGCTAACTGAGGTCATCAACGGCATCTCAAATGCAGATCGTCCAATCATTGACTCTATCTCACGCGGCACATTGCCAGATGCAGGTATGTCTTTTGAGATTCCTAAAATCACAGTTGCTCCAACAGTTGCAGTAGCATCTGAAGGCGGAACACCATCAGAAACAGATCAGAACGCAGCTTTTGTATCTGTTCCAGTCCAGAAGTTCATCGGACAACAGACATTCAGCCTTGAGCTTCTTGATCGTTCATCACCAGCTTTCTTTGCTGAGCTCGTCCGTCAAATGGAGTTCGCATACGCAAAGGCTACAGATATCGCAGTAGGTTCAGCACTTATCGCAGGTGGAACAGACGGCGGAAACCGCGCAGCACTTACAACAGGTGCTCTAGTATCTGATTTCGTTTCAGATGCTGCAGTTTCAATCTACAAGAACACACTCGGATTTGCTCAGAACATCGTTGTATCTCCAGAACAATGGGGAGCACTCATGGGCTTGGTCGATTCTTCAAACCGTCCAATCTTCACACAGACAATCAACCCTCAGAACGCTGGCGGAGATTTGACTGCAACTGCAGTTCGCGGAAACCTTCTCGGACTCAACCTTCGCGTATCTCGTAACCTTACAGATACTGCAGGTCTTGGCGATAATACACTTATCGTTACAAACCCAGATGCGTACACATGGTACGAGTCACCACGCCTATCACTCCAGACTAACCTCATCTCATCAGGTCAGGTTCAAGTTGGTTACTACGGTTACGGTGCAATCGCAACAAAGCTAGGCGCTGGCGCATACCGTTACATGGTTGCCTAGTCACAAACTAATCATGGGGGGGCGGTTGCTCCCGATCGCTCCCCCAGTCGTTTAATAGAGAGGATGTAGAGATGGCAACAATAGTTACCGTAGCAGAGCTTAGGTCTATCCTTGGCGTTTCTACATCCCTTTATAGCGATGCTTATTTAACAGATGTTATCGATACCGCTGAGTCAGTAATTCTGCCAATGCTGGTTAAGTATGCTTCACCAATCCAAGCCGTAGAGCTTGAGGACAATATCGCAACCTATCAGGTTCTAGGCGATAACAATTTTTCCGAGGGTCAGCAAGTAGTCATAACAGGGTGCGGTTCCCCTTTTAATGGCACTTTCACAATCCTTGAATCTAGCAATTACGATGTAGATACCTTTATCGTCAATTCCAATGCTCGTATATTTGTAGATGGCGTTTACAGAGAATTTAACGGCTTCTTTACCGTAGCGATCACAAATGCAAACATTACAGAGCGCAAGGTCATTCCATCAGGTTTAGCAACCCTTTCGGGAGCTTCAACTTATGTAGGAAATGCAGCGGTTGAGTCTGCAGTCCTAGCCGTATCGGTCGAAGTATTCCAATCTCGTATCGCTCCAGGTGGACAAATTGAGGGCGTAGATTTTACCCAGGTTAGCCCGTACCGTTTAGGTCGTAGCTTATTTAATCGCGTTTCAGGATTACTAGGGGCGTACATCGACACCGATTCAATGGTGCAGTAATGCCAGCTTCAACGATTCTAGACACAGTTCGTGCGCCGTTAGCGGCAGCCTTTTCAAGCGTGGCAGGAAATGTTTATGCCTATGTTCCCGAAGCACCAATGGTTCCTTTCGTGGTCATGGTTCCAGATTCTCCTTATCTCGAGTTGGAAACTATTGGTAAAACTACTCTTCACACAAAGATTAATATCGTCATTTCGGTTGCAGTTGCTTATAACTCCAACCCTGCATCGCTCGACAATCTCGAGCAACTCGTAATAAGTGTTCTGAAAGTTATCCCAGTCGGGTACACGATCGGAGCGGTTGAAAAACCAACGGTAACTCAAGTAGGGCCATCTAATTGCTTGGTGGCCGATATCAGAGTGTCCACCTACTACACCCAAACTAACTAAGGATAAACATGGCAACCACAGTAATCACAGGTCGCGATATTTCTCTATCTTTCACAGGTGGAACAGATATCGAAGCTCAGGCACTTTCAGCAGTTCTCACAAAGACAAACCTTCGTGAAACTTATCAAACTCTCGATGGAGAGGCTTACAAGACAACTAATGTTGAGGCAACTTTCGCGCTTTCAATGTTGGCAGACTGGGGCAAGGCAAGCTCAGTATGCGAGGCTCTATGGGCTGCTGCTGAAGCACCAGAAACCACAATTTCAGTAACACTCACCGCTGCTACAGGCGCTCAGTTCGTATTCCCAATTCTTCCAGAGTTTCCAACTGCTGGTGGCGCTGGAACAGATGCTCAGACTGTAGACTTTACATTCAAGGTCGCTAACGGAGCCGTTACAGAAACCTTTAGCTAAAAACTAGAAACGGGAGCAAACACATGCAACAGAACATAACAATTAAATACATAGATGGATCCGAAACCACTTACCAGGTTCGTCCGCCAGATTACGCCAAATGGGAAATGACCACTAAAAAGGTAATCTCTCAGTTTGGCGGAATGTGGGATATCTTATTCGTAGCGCATAGCGCCATGAAGCGAGATGCAGGCGGAAAGCCAGTTAAGTCGCTAGATGTCTGGATGGAATCAGTTAATGACCTTGAGGTCGGTGACGAAAACCCAAAAGCCATCAGCGAGGAAGCGTAAGCCGACTCCTGGTAGAGCTGGCAATCGCTACTCGGATTCCGATGGATTATTGGAGAACGGCTGAGGACATCTTAACCGCTATCGAAGTACTGGAGGAACGGAATGGCAAGTGAGCTTGTAGCACTAGACCAGACCGAGCTTCGCCAGGTATTCAAGGCGCTTAAAGGTATGACCGTAGAAGCTAACGATGAAGCTAAACGCCAAGCGGGAGCATTGGCGGAGTTTGCTAAAGCTGAGGTCACTCAGACTGCTAACTCAATCAATAGTCGTAATGTCGCGGGTCGCATTGCTAGTGGATCGCGTGTAAAGAAGTCAAGCCGTATCGGTGAGATTACTTATGGATTCGCTTCTCAGAAATTCTCAGGTGGGGCAACCACCAAAGATATCTGGGGCGGTTCTGAGTTTGGTTCTAACAAGTATAAGCAGTTCCCAGTTTGGTCAGGGCGTGAAGGTCGTGGATCTAAAGGCTGGTTTATCTACCCAACGCTTCGCAGGATTCAACCTGAGATAGTTGCTAGATGGACTGCCTCATTCGATAAGATTCTTAAGGAGTGGACATAATGGCTACAGGTACTAGAGCGCTAACGCTCAAACTCCTTGCCGATGTTGATAACTTTACTAAGAATCTCAACAAGGCAGATAACGATGTTTCAACCTTTGGCGATAAGGTTTCCAACTTTGGCAAGAAAGCAGGTTTAGCTTTTGCAGCCGCAGGAGCAGCCGCCGTAGCCTATGCAGGAAAGCTTGCAATCGATGGCGTTAAGTCAGCAATCGCAGATGCCGCAGCTCAAGAAAAGCTGGCACTTACCCTTAAGAATGTAACAGGCGCTACAGAGGCTCAGATAGCCGCTACAGAGGATTACATCACCAAAACATCCTTAGCCTTTGGCGTAACCGATGACGAGCTTAGACCATCGTTAGAACGCCTTTCAAGGGCTACAGGAGATTTACAAAAGGCTCAAGAGTTACAGACAGTTGCGATCGATGTCGCGGCGGGTTCAGGTAAGTCACTTGAGGCAGTCACTAACGCAATGGCAAAAGCGGCTGAAGGCAATACCGCCTCATTAGCTAAGTTAGGCATTGGACTATCGTCAGCCGAGCTCAAGACTATGAGCATGGAGCAGATTACTGCCAAGCTGGCAGATACTTTTGAGAATCAAGCAGCAACTAAGGCAGACACCTTCCAGGGCAAGTTAAATCGTTTAACTATTGCTTTCGATGAAGGTAAGGAAACCGTAGGCGCTTATATTCTAGATGCTATTACCCCTATGGTTGAAGTTATCGTAAATCGGGTTATACCAGCCATATCAGACTTTACTAACAACCTTGGCGAGAAGCTGGCTCCAGTCATGAAGATAATCCAGCCCATTATCAATGGGCTACGCAACGCCTTCAATTCAGTTAGAAATTCACTAGAAGAAAATAATACTCAGCTTCAGCCATTCTATGATTTTATGGTGGCTATATTTAACTTTGCCAAGGATTATTTATCACCATTCTTGGGCAAGGTATTGGGCGCAGCATTTACCGCATTAGGCAAGATTATTGCAGGAGTTATCGATACATTTGCAGGATTCGTTTCGACCCTATCTAATATCTATGATCGCATTACTGGCATTATTAACGCAATCCGCTCAGCGGCTTCAGCCGTAGCTGGCTTCTTTGGTAACGACAATGTATCGGCTCCAACACCTAGCCGAGCAACCTCGCCAGTAGTTCCACGCGTTACCCAATCTTCAAGCCAAACTAACATAACAGTAAATGGCGCTATTGACCCAGAGGGTACTGCTCGCACAATCGTAAGCGTTCTTAATAACTCATCAGCTCGAGGCACACTAGGCGCGGCAGGACTCGTACTTTAATGACGGCTTACACACCCGATTACAGGATATTGGTTAATAGTGTAGAGCTTACAAGCGTAACCGTAGCCGATTTAACTATTACATCTGGTCGCACAGATATTTATCAGCAACCAGTAGCGGGCTATTGCCAGCTTTCCTTGCTCAATTTTGATAACTCTAGCTATGATTTTACAGTAGGCACTAGCATCACAGTTGAAGTCACTAACTCGGTAGGCACTTACATTCCTATATTTGGTGGCACAATCTCGGACTTTACTATTACCGTCAATTCTGCTGGATCACTAGGATATACGACAGTAGCGACAATTACGGCGCTTGGAGCTTTATCGAAGTTGCCTAAGTTTATTGATTCTGCCGTACTTGCTCAAGATTTTGACGGTGACCAGATTTATACGCTTTTATCAGGTTACTTGCTTGGAACATGGAACGATGTGCCAGCGGCTCAGACTTGGGCTACTTACGACCCTACTGAAACCTGGGCTAATGCCTTAAATCTTGGATTAGGTCAAATAGACCAGCCTGGTGATTATGAGCTAATTGCACGATCCGCCAGCAACACAGACCTTTACTCAATATGTACCGCTATAGCTAACTCAGCCTTTGGAGTGCTTTACGAAGATGCAAATGGCAATATCGGTTATGCAGACCAGACCCATCGCCAGGACTATTTAGCTGCCAACGGTTACACGACTTTAGATGCTAACCATGCCAACGGCTTAGGACTTTCTGCCACTACCCGCGCTGGTGACTTACGAAATAGCTTTACTATTAATTACAATACTGGTGGAAGCAGTACCTACACCGCGACCGACCTAGTTAGCCAAGCTAATTATGGAGTCTATGCCGAGCAATTTACATCGCGCATTAAAAATACAGTAGATGCCGAGCTTCTTGCAGATCGCTATATTGATTTAAGAGCCAACCCTTACCCTAAATTCCAAAACATTACTTTCGTACTAGGTAACCCAGAAATGGACAATGCCGATAGAGATGCCCTAATTAACATCTTTCTAGGTCAGCCAGTTTGGATTCAGAATCTACCTCCTAATATCACTAATGGCTCATTTCAAGGCTTTATCGAAGGCTGGACATTTAGGGCAAGCCTGAACAATTTAACGGTGACTTTCAATGCATCTCCTGTGAACTTTAGCCAAGTTGCGGTAAAATGGGAACAGGTAAATGCGGCGGAAACATGGAACACACTTAACCCAAGCCTAACCTGGCTTAATGCGATAGGAGTAGTAGCGTAATGGCAACAACAACCACTAACTTTGGATGGGATATACCCCAGTCCACCGATCTAGTAAAGGATGGCGCTACCGCTATTGCCGCACTTGGTCAAGATATTGATACCGCTCTGGTAGACCTTAAGGGTGGCACGACTGGTCAAGTATTGGCTAAGGCAACTAACACAGACCTTGATTTTTCATGGGTAACACAAGACGATGCAAACGCTATTCAAAATACTCAGCTAACTGCCAAAGGCGCTCTAATATCTGCAGTGTCGGCTGGTACTCCAGCAACATTAACAGTAGGCACTAACGGTCAGGTATTGGTTGCTGATTCGACTACGGCTACAGGGCTCAAGTGGGCTTCAGCTCCATCTGGTATGAATCTAATTTCTACTACATCATTCAGCGGCGTAGCTTCTCAATCTATTTCATCTGTATTTTCAGCAAGTTATACAAATTACAGAATCTTAATTAACATTTCAGCTTGCACAGGTACAAATACTCTTAACATCCGCTTACGCTCAGGTTCTACAGATAACTCGACCGCTGGCAATTATCTATATCAGAATTTCCAATTCGGTGGAATCACAGTAGGCGATCCTTATGCTCAAGGCTGGTCAGGTTCTTCAGCTACATCATTCATTGCAGGTTCAGTAGTCGCAAACTCTGGCTATCAAAACCGTTGGGTAGTGGCAGATATCCTCAGCCCATTTGAGACATTTAAGACAGGTTATACCGCAGATGCTATGTCTGGTAATGCTGGACCATATGACTATGCAAATAAGATTATGGGTCGCATGGATGTAACGACTGCTTACGATGGTTTCACAATTATCTCAGGTTCAGGCAACATCACAGGAAAGGTTTCAGTCTATGGCTACAACATCTAATCAGGTTAAAATCGGTATTGGCGATGAAGTCATTACCCTAACTGGTGCAGAGCTAGAAGCTTTTGAGGCTGATCGTGCTGAAATGGTTGCCTATGAGGAATCTCTTAAAGCTGCAGCATTAGCAAAGCAATCTGCTAAAGAAGCGGCACTAGCTAAGCTAGGTTTAACTCCAGAAGAAGTTCAAGCTATCCTGGCATGAAACCTGTTCTATGCAAAGCTGGTCAGCAACTACGCGAACAGTTCGATGATACCTTCTCAGATCGTGATAGGCGTTCGGATGGATGGATTGGCGATACACGCCATTCAGCGCGCCCTAGTGACCACAATCCAGATGCAGAAACTGGGGTGGTTCGAGCAATCGATGTTGATAGAGATGTCTCTGGTTCAGCCAAGCCCGACCTCATGCCCGATATTGCTAATCAGATTCGACTCGCGGCAAAAGCAGGAGAGAAGCGAATCGCCTACATCATATTCGAGGGTCGCATCGCATCATCTCGCATGGGCTGGCGCTGGCGCAAGTATAAAGGAAGCAATCCTCATAACGCACATTGCCATATTTCTTTCACTAAAGCGGGCGATACAGATGGTTCGTTCTTTAATATACCCATGTTAGGCGGTAAGTAAATGGAAGCAGTAATCATTGGCGCTTTAGGACTTATGGCTATTCCTGCCATTCGTGCGGCTATCAAGTCATACCGATCTAAGAAGGCGCTCGCTGATGTAGCCGTAGATGCTATCGAAGCGGCAGTAGATGCTATCGATAAAAAGAAATGAGCCTTCAGGATTACGCTGCTATTGCAGTAGCGATAGTGACGGTTCTGGGTGGTGTAGCTGCTCTACTCCGCTTCGTGATTCTTCACTATTTAACGGAGCTGAAGCCGAATAGCGGTAGCTCAATAAAAGACCAGGTAAATCGTTTGGAGACACGCGTAGACAAAATCTACGAATTGCTACTAGCTAAGGGAGAATAGTCTCATGGCAAGGAAACGACCAACCATCGACCTAGATACCTATAGCGCCTTAGATGCTTATGCTATAGCTCTCAATGAGTATTACAAGTCTTTGCGTAAAGCTGGATTTACTGAGACTCATGCTTTCTGGTTGCTATCAGATCGTGAATCCTTTCCTGATTGGATTATTCCTAACCTACCCAATCGCATCGACAATATCCCCTATGAGGACGATGAGGATTAAATGAAGAAAATCGTAATTCTGAGCGATTTACAGGTTCCTTTCGAGGATGTCCATGTCGTACAGAATGTCGCACGATTCTTAAAGACTTTCAAGCCAGACCAGACAGTCACAATCGGAGACGAGATTGACTTTCAGACGATTTCTAAATGGAGCCAAGGTACGCCCGAGGAATACTCGCAGAGCCTAGGCGATGACCGCGATAGATGCGTTGAGCTTCTTTGGGAGCTAGGGGTAACGGACTGCATACGATCTAATCACACCGACCGTCTCTATAATGTAATTATGCGGAAGATTCCAAGCTTCCTAAGTCTGCCCGAGCTTCGCTTTGAGAAGTTCATGAAGTTTGACGAGCTAGGCATAACCTTTCACAAGAGCCCGCTTAACCTTGCGCCTAACTGGGTGGCGGTTCATGGAGACCATACCCCTATTAAGCCACAGGGGGGCTTATCAGCCCTTGAGGCGGCTCGTAGGCATGGTAAGAACATAATCTCAGGACATACTCACAGGGCAGGTCGTTCGAGCTTTACAGAGGCTTCTGGGGGGCGTGTAGGGCGTATCCTGCATGGCGTAGAGGTTGGCAATCTTATGGACTTTAGGCAAGCCAGCTATACCAAGGGCTCAGCTAACTGGCAACAGGCTTTCGCGATCATGTATGTAAAGGGCAAGAATGTCCAGATAGACCTAATCTACATCGAAAAAGACGGCACATTTACCGTTCAGGGCAAGGTATATGGCAGACCAAGGAATCGCTAATCCTTATTTTGAGGATGAAGATGTCTCGACAATCGTTATCAAATCGTTATGCAAATATCGTGGACAAGTCACTAGCCTAGGTTAAAGTTATCTCAAGAGCCGAAATACGGCTTAAAGGGAGAACAAAATGACTATAGCTCAACTTATTACGCTAGGAGTATGTGTCCTAGCTTTTGCACTAGGTCGCTACTCTGGCTATCACGATGGTTATGTAAAGGGTCGCAAAGCAGTCCGTAAGCACTATGAATCACTCCAGCAGGTTAGTCGATGAACGCGGGTGATTTCCTCACAGAAGCGAAAGCAATCATTCAAGATCGTGGTATGGACTACGGTCACCCATCAGACAATATGCAGAGAACCGCAGCACTCTGGAGCTCATTCCTTGAAATGCCAATTACTGATTACCAGGTCGCAAGTTGCATGGCGTTGGTCAAGCTCGCTCGGAGCATGGAAACAGGCAAAGTCGATAACTACATCGATGGAGCTGCATACTTGGCAATAGCTGGACAACTACACACATCGGAGAATGAACTATATGTTTAATTTAGAAGATTATGAGACAGTTGAAGAACGCCTAATTAAGTTTTGGAAGGATTATCCAGATGGAAGAATCGATACGAAAATCGTTGAGGCTACTGCTAATCGTTTTATCGTTCAGGCTTATATCTTTAGAACTGAGGTTGATCAACACGCTTGGTCATCTGGGCTCGCGGAAGAAACGATATCGGGGCGCGGAGTCAATTCTACTAGCGCTCTCGAAAATTGTGAGACATCAGCGATTGGTCGTGCGCTCGCTTCGGCGGGGTACGCTACAAAAGGCAAACGCCCTAGTCGTGAAGAAATGAGCAAGGTTGCTGCTAAGAATGTAGCAGAATCAGCTATACAGGAAGCTAAGGCTAAGATGGCTGAAACTGCCAAGGAGTATGTGCCTATCGCTAAGGAAGATGATCCTTGGACTATCAGAGAAGCCGAGCCAGCCAAGACTGTCGATGAGGCAGTTGCGATGGTCAAGGACATTATCGGTGGTCAAACAGAGCGAGATATCCCTAAGTGCTCTAAATGCCACGATCACAAAGAGATGACCTGGCGTACTGGTACTGGCAAGAATGGCAAGCCATACGCCAATTTCTCATGTTATACCTGTAAAGACATTATCTGGTATGAGGTAAGCAAAGAGGATGGCACTTGGGTTCCTCAGAAAGCGAAGTATTAATATGGGTACATTAGAGTTTATGAATCAGGATGGCGAGTGGGAGAAGTTTCCATCCGATGAGGAAATCGCGATCATGAGCAAGTTAATGAACACGGCTGGGTCTAACCCGCCTATTCACCCAGAGATTACAACCATCTGCCATCTATGTAATGAGCCCTTTCCTATGGAAGATATTGTCGTTACAGGCGGCGATTATCTTAATGGTTTTACTTGGTCATGCCCTAAGTGCCATGCGATCACCAGTCTAGGTAAGGCATGAGGGGCTATATTAACAAGTACGCTGACTACAAGTTCAGCGCCTATGGTGGGGTCGAGAATTGTGATTACTGTGATGACTTTACTCAATGCTACGAATGGAATACACCACATGGAGCCGTTCATTTCGTTTGCGATAACTGCGAATTCACCCTAAGATTTCCAGAGAGAAGCTAGCACCAGATGGCATCTCAAGCTAGGAAACACAGAGGCTTCCGCACCGAACGGGTCGTTGCTACTTATCTCCAGCAATGGTGGGGCGGAGCTTCTGTGGGTCGTGGAGCTGGTAGGGATATTTACAATGTGCCTTTTTCATGTGAGATTAAAGCACGATCATCCTTTCAGCCTCTAGAGTGGTTGCGCCAAGCTACCAAGCGGGCGGATGGCAAAGAGCTACCGTTTGTGGTGAGTCGTTGTAATGGGCAAGGTGAATCGGCGGAGGATTACCTAGCTTTTATGCGATTTGGTGACTTGGTGCAACTACTCATCAAAGCTGGTTACGCTGAATTCCAAGCTGATACTGATAAACTTATCCCTGTCTACTGCACTTGCGGTAATACGATCATGGAAGGTTCATCATGTCTTATATGCGAGAAGTTAGATAATGCCAAGCTATGAATTTCAATGCCGTAATGAAGATTGTGAATCTACGGCAATACTAGATCATCAATTAGCTATCCATGAGCCTCACGATGTTTCATGTCCATTCTGTGATGAGCCTATGCATAAGGTCTACTCATCAGTACCAGCGGCTATATTTAAGGGTACAGGATTCTACTCAACCGATAATAGATAGCGACACGCTCATTGCAAGGTGCAAGTAATTAAGGCTCTGAGCGGGGCTTTTACAGGAAATGAGGCTAAACATGCTTTACACCTCTGGTACTCTACTGGCTAGAGCCCTTAAGGGGCTCAGGGCAAGCCTGAAAGGCGTAGCTTGCCTGGTAGCCATCGCTATTGGGATATCTCTATCTATTGGAGCAAGTCCAGCAGAATCAGGCTCAATAAGACCATTACATCCAAAGACTTATATTAAATTCAATTACGAGTTACCTCAAGCTATATGCCTTATCAAGCTATACGGAAAAGAATCAGCATTTAACACTAAGGCAATAGGTAATTTAGATGGCACTCATCAGGTATATGGAATACCGCAGCTAAAGAATCCGATCATCAAAGATATGGATGCTATAGAGCAGATTAACTATGGGATGAAATACATAAAGCATCGCTACGATGGTCTACCATGTAAAGCATGGGAACATTGGATAGATAAGGGATGGCATTGAGTAGCTTAAAGAACAATGGCTCTACCTCTCAATGGAGAAGGATTAGACAGACTGTTATCAATCGAGATGGATGTTGCCAGAGATGTGGCACAGAAGAACGGTTAACAGTAGATCACATAGTTCCAAGAGTCTTAGGTGGTGATGATTCACTAAGTAATCTGCAAGTTCTATGCTCTCATTGCAATTCATCCAAGGGGGGTAGGTTTTTTGAGAGGGCTAAAACACAGA